TTGCTCTACCCCAGCCTACAGGAGTACCTGCTCCAGTTGCTTTTCCATCTTCTTTCCATTTTAAAGCACGTCTTGCTGCTGCCTTCATGCCAGCATTTGGAGAATAGGTATCAGCCATTATTTTGAAAATCCTCTTGAATCAAATAAACTACCAGTCCAAACACTGTTTTTACTAACTGAGTCAGACTTATATGTTCCACCTCTGCGCTTATACTCTTGAACTACCCAAGCATTTGCAACAGCAGAAGGATATACATCAAACTTATCTTTAGCTGCCTGAACAACTCTTGCGTAAAGTTGTGAGTCTGCAGGGTTTGATCCACCTCTGCGTGGTTTAATCATATCTTGATAATTAGGTTTCTTTGCTTTTCCAATTGAAGAATCATACATTGCCATAGCTACCTCTGAATCCATTTCTTCGTTTTCATTTTCCATAGTGTGATTATTTATGTCTGCAATTTTTGCATCCTTGTACATCATTCCAATACTATATGCAGTTGGTTCCCATTTACCATCATCTTCTTTGTGAATTCTAACAGACATTGCTGGGTTTTCTGGTGGCATAGACTCAAGAGCATACTCTGATCCAGGCGTTCCTAATGTTCCACCCTCAACCATAATGTGCTCTACAACTCCATGAATCATCCCTTCGGATGTCATGCCCATAACAAAGTCGCCTTCTTTTATCATATACCGATTATATCAGACTTTACTTTAAAAGTAGTCTTTTAACTTCCGTCAATGCCCAAGATTCCTGTTTGGATAGTTGGGATAAAGCCTCTTTATTAAAGGCTTTTTTAGATACCTTAACCACTGGATCTTCTTCTAAAAAGTTAATATCTACAAACCCTTTTTCCCATAAATTTAGGATATCTTTATTAACAAAACGAATGTGCTCCTCATACAACTCTGGCATTACATCCTTCATTTTTGGAGTAATGGTATATAGGAACTCTCCAGTTTCGGCATCTAATGCTCCTATTTCTAAAGCTCCTTCAAGAATTAACATTTCTATAATTTCATCTTCTTTATTCGCCATAGTTAATAAGTTCCTCTAACTGCTGTCTTGTTTGTGCGCCAGTAGTTCTGTGCACCTCTGTGTTATCCTTCATTACAATAAAAGTTGGTACAGATTTAATACCAAAATCTTGTGCCATTTCCATTTCAATATCTACATCAATAATATAAAACCTTGTTTCAGTTTGATCATGATTAAAATCTTCTACAATTGGCCTAGTTTTTTTACAAGGACCACACCACTCTGCTGTAAAGTAGAGGACTGTATTCATTTACCAGACTTTTCTCGTGCCTTCTTTAAGGCGTTAAAGTCTTTTACTTTGGTATCTCCAAGGTATCCCCATGCATATCCATCATTAATCATCATGTCATTAAGAGATACTGTATCTCCATTAATATATACCCAGCCTAAAATGCGACCATATTTTTCAGATGAGTCCATCTTTTCAGTCTTAATCACAACAGACTTAGCATCCTTTAGAGACTTCTTTAGGTACTCCTTGGCTTCAAGACCAAGAGCCTTCTCAACAAGATCTTTTGTGCGTGACTCTGGGGTATCAATACCAGCCAGCCTTACACGAGATGCAAACAGGATATCAAACCCTAAATCAATAAGAACGTCAATGGTATCTCCATCTACTACATTCTCTACTTTTCTTACATAGTATTCATACATTAGTAGTCTTTACCTTTCGACTTGTTCTCAATAAGCTTATCTCGTTCATCAACTATGGTAATCATAAATGACATCATTTTTGCGTACCCTTCAGGATTATTTATAATTTTATTATAGTGGTGACCACAAAAAGTTAAATCTCCATTTAATCCAGTTACTCTAACTAAGGCTTCTGCTGCACAAGAATCACATCTGTCAATAGGACTTAGTGACCACTCTTTTTCAACAACATCATCTATAATCATTGTGTTCATAGTATACCGCTACTTTCTGTTGTCAGTGGAATAAAACCCACTACCGTTGAATACTGCTCCTACATTAGAGTATACACGTTCCAGTGGTAGATTGCAAGTTTCACAATCATACCCTGGATCGTCTTCTTTAATTGAACGAACTTTTAAAACAGTGTCTGGACATGCTCCAGTGCATCTATATTCGTACGCTGGCATTATTTTATCTTTTTTCCAAACTTAGCCCAAACTCTTTCATGTAAGAAATATCCTAGAGCTTCCCAACCAATATAGATTAAGGCTCCAAGGCTTGCATATTCCCATTCACCAGTAAATATATAGATAACTCCAGCAACACCAACAAGGTGAAATGTTTCCCAGCTTGCTGTCTTAAGTAGTGTTCTCTTTGTTGAGTCCATTTACTTTGCTTTCTTAACTACTGGCTTCTTTACTGCTGCCTTCTTTACTGCTGCCTTTTTTTCTACTGGTAACGCAGGAGTTGCTGATTCAGCAATCTTGTTTAACAGTGGAGCATTTTCTTCACCAGCATACACTGGACGACCCCAACCAACTACAGCATTAATTAACTTCTTCTTGTTATTTTTTACATAACCACGAGTCTTTTCAACGCACATACCGCCATTGCGCTGATCTCCTTTTGCAGTTCCTGAAGTGTTTCCTTCAATAACTTGGATTGTTCCATCACCATTATTCTTAATACAAAGACCAACATGTGAAATACGATTTACACCATCATCTGGGAAATCAAAATAAATCCAGTCTCCTGCTTGTGGATCATCATTACGAGCATCTGACCAGCGACTATTTTTCTTAAACCAGTCTGCTGCTGCAACTGTGGATGCACTCTTAGGATACTTCTTTGGGTCTAGTCCAGCTGAAAATGCTGCCCAAGATACAAATGATTGGCACCAAGGCAAGAAGTTTGCACCTGTCCACTTTCCATACTTTGTTTCATTATCTTTTGGACCTTCAATGGTTCCAACTTCTTTCTTTGCAACTTCAATGATTGCTTCTAGTGATCCTTTTACTGACATTTTTGCCCCCTTTATTGGCTAATACATATAAGTATACACTATGCTGATTTATCTGTCAACCTAAGATATGTTCTTATTCTATGACAATTAGCGCATACTACTTCACACTTTGCTATCTCTTTTTTAATTGCTGCCCAAGAAAATCCATCATGAATCATTCTTGAAATATTATATTTTTTATCTTTTAAATGATCAAAGTCTAAGACTATGTGATTATTTTCTCCGCAGTCAACACACCCGCTGGCTTCTTTAATTTCTTTCAGTCGCCTTTTGAATTGCTGCTTGTTATAAACCGCTAATTCTTTCTCTGACATGTTGTTATTATTATACACCTAAAATGTAATGCCCCACACAGGTAATTCAGGCACGATGGCCCAGGTTATGTTAATGGGTAACTAATCCATCACTAAGGTCCTGTGTGGGGACATTTATATTGTACTACTTGATTTTAATTGTTTTTGGTTTCTTTTCTTCAGGAACGATGCGATCAATATTTATGTGCAACATACCGTCCTTAAGATCAGCTCCAGTTACTTCCATATATTCACCAAGAGCAAATGATCGTGTAAACTTACGACCTGCAATACCTTTATGAACAACTTCAGCATCTGTTACTTCTGTAATTTCTCCCTTAATAACAAGGGTTCCATTATCTACATTTACCCCAATGTCTTCTTTTGTAAACCCTGCAACAGCAAGTGAAAGTCTATATGTATCTTCATCTAGTTTAAGAAGATCATACGGAGGGTAAGATTGCTTGTTTGTATTATATACATTGTTTAACTGTGTTAGGTTTCTATTAAACCCAATAAAAAAAGGGTCATTAAAAATGGCCCATGGATCGTTCATCATGTTATTCCCCTTTCAAGCGAATAAGTTAATATACCCCTCATTCGAGCAGGTATCTAATAATTATATCATATATTAGTGGTCTTTAAGTTTAAATACAAACATGCATGGATCTCCGCCATCATCCCACTCTTGCATCTCTTCATCTGTCATGTATGGATCTCCTTCATGTGTATTACAAAACACAGGAGATATCCATCCTCTATCAATTCCATTGTTCATCCAAATATCAAATTCAAATGTATCTTCGTCTTTTATCATAACTCTCCTAAATGCTTACGATATCGATTGGACCCATACAGGTTGGAGAAAATTTTATTGCTGCTCCAACAGCTGACTGTAATCGTCTGCGTGGATCTTTGATTTTTTCTGTAGCATGAAGTGCACCATAAGCATACTCTGCTCCAGAACCCATAGCAAGATAATCTACTTCATACTTTGATAAAGACATATCTGAAGAACTATGTTCGTATATCTGTCCTTTAACTGCAATGATTAAACCAAAGTCTGAATCTTTTCCTGTATCAACCCACCAGTCTGTATAAAACTTTTTAAGTTGTTTGATAAATTTGGTTTGCATAAACTTATCTGTATCACGAAGGTCTGGGATATCTGGATTAAAATTATAGCGAAGTCTTTCACCATCCATAGACCCTGCATACCCAATTAAATAGGGACCAAGCTTCCAAACTTTAGGGGCAGTCAATGCTAGAATAGTACCATCGTCTGATGCACCACGATCTCCAGCCATATATATTTTATTTTCATGGCGTACAACAGCGATACAAGTCATGACAAAACCCTCCCCAA